TCTAGCTTCTTTTTAACATTTTCAAACTTAAGTCTGTTTTCCCATAGAGATAAAATATCGTTAAAACTAGTATTGGCTTCAGCATACTTATTAGAGTTTAATTCCCCAACAAAGTAAGATACTTTTTCATTGACAAAAGAATCAAAAATATTATTATCAGTGAAAGTATCGGAATCGCGTACTTTAATATCCTCCAAAAGTATGTCTGGCCCCAAAGTATATTTACCTGAGAGTACTTTACCTTTTTCAGTTAAGTATGCAACGCTTTTGTTCTCGCTATCAATAGAAAAGATCTCAAGATTTTCTCTTAAAGATCTCCCTAAGCAATCACCAAGCTTTAGAAGATTTGTTACTGTAGTGTTTCTGTTTTCGAATAAATGATCGAACATTTCTAACTCCTTAATATTTTATTATAGGCTATGTTTATATAGTTAGGTTAATCGTCCATTCTTTTGGTGATTTACCGTATTTCTAGAGATAATCCTGTCGATAGAGGTTAATTTTGTTCCATTAGACCCTGATTCCTTTAGGATTCTTTGTTTTAATTTAACTAAGGTAGCCGTCATTCTAGAATTTACAGACTCCCTCTTAGGTTTGTTGGATTTTTGTTTTTCAACTTCCATCTGCCGCTCATGATCAGATTGTTTCTCGCCTTCCCCTCGGGCAGTATCCATGTCCTTACCACCCTGCTCACGCTCCATGTCCATATCGGAACCCTCCTGGTCCATGCCCTGTTGTGTCGCTGCCATCTCCTGTTCCTGCTGGGTGGCTTCCTCTTGCTCCTTTTCTAATTCCTCCTTCATCTGTTCAATTTCTTGATCCGTCATATCATAGAATTCCTTATAAATGGTAGATTTGGGGAAAATACCTAAACCCACCACAGCTTGAACAACCCGCGCCTTTTGCTCATCAATTTCCATCTTTCGCTTGGTGAAGACATCACTAGGATCAGGAAGTTGAATTCTAAGCTCTTTTATTAAAGAAGCAGGGTAACCTACTAGAGCAAGGTGGCGTCTGGCGATTTGTTCTAATCCCATTTCCACTTGTTGTTGAACCCTACCAATTACCCTAGCAAATTTGGCATCTAATTGGGAAAGATTGGCCTTCCTTTCAGGAGACTTATCTTTTTCAACAATATAATCTTTAGGAACTTTAAGTGCTGCCAGAAGTTTATCTCGGAAATACCTAACATCATCAACCTCGCCCAAATTCTGAGCACCAGGAAGAGTATCAATCTTGGTTCCTTGGGCTCCTCTGGTAGGGACGAAGAAATCCTCATCTGCACTGAGAGGGTTATATCTCGCATCAATAGTACCGCTATTAGAATCGTAATATTTTTCCTTCTTAAACTTCTCTTTAACCTTCTCTATGAACATCTCAGCTTTTGTAGCTGGCATATTAGCTACATCAATATAAAAGATGCGTCTTTCAGGGGCTCTGGCTAAACGGTAGATAAGCATTGCATCTTCCATCAGTTTTAAAGAGCGGAAGACTCTAATAGCTAAAGAGGCTATGGATTTCCCATAAGGATAGTATCCTGGATCTGAGGTTCTGAGTCTAAAATGTACAATCTGGTTTCGATCCAAAGTGATATACGCAGCCCAATCATTTTTATCAGGAAGCTCTTGGAGAAAATCGGTTAGATAACCATATTCATTTTCAACTCTAATAATAAAATTAGGATTCAAAACTTTAATTCTTTGAATACCCTTTTTGGGATTATTAACATCAATAATTGTCTCCATAAAGCAGTCACCATACTTTACAGTATTTCGTATAATATCCCAATAATCCCTATCTAGCTGAATGTATTTGAACATATCATTGAGTTCATCTACTACCATTTGGCTCTCACTTAGGATAGTCCATCTTGCATTCCTTAAATTTTTCTGAGTTGCATCATCAGCGTAAATATCGAAAGCGGTCCCAATTTCAGGATAATCATCCATCTCTTCAAATCTTTTATACCGTTCCCTTCTGCTTTTCTCAATCTCAGGAAGTTGAAGAGTGGTACGATTCATAGTGCCAATAGCTGGCATCTGATCAGGCATTACTACATCAGCATTTTGAACTGTATCACCCGCTAAAGGTGCTTGCGGGGTAGGACCGTCATCTCCTTGCTTGGCTATGTATGGGGCAGCTTTAGTAGCAAAGAAACGAGCCAGGAATTGTCCCAATCTCCCACTTGGATAGAAATAAGGACCAATACGACTATCGGGGCCTCCTGCTCCAAATGAGGTGTAACCTATGGAGTCTTCATTTAACTTCTCATTATTTTTTACTTCATCAGCCATCGTACATCTTCCTCTAATTTGTTGTCCATTCCGTCCATAACTGTGGTTCTAAACGGCTCTAATGGTTTAGATTCTGCTTCATTATTAACTTTCATTTCTAGTGGGATATTTCCTCTTAATGTATGTAGTAGGAATACGGTACTGGATAAACTCATAATTAAATCATCATGTTTCCCCTCATCAGCGGTAATTTTCCCATTATCATCAATAATAAATGTTAAAAGCTCATCTATAGTTCTTTTTGAATTAATTTTAATTAAATTGTTACGAACAAACTCTTCCATTCTAGCTAATAATTCTTCCCTATTTCGAGTAGTAACTTGAAGTCCAAAATCATTTTTATCATCAATCCATAAATTATCATACTCAAGAACATTAAACATCCAATCAATGAGATTGTTACCTATTGTATTTCTTTCTATAATGACAGAAGCATTATTATATAGATTAGCTTCATTAGCTAAAATTTGAGCAAGCTCGTTAATTGGGGTTTTATTTGAATAAAATTCAGCTACCTGTTCTCCCGAATACATATTCACTATATGAAAAGCTGAATGATCACGGTCCCTCCCTAAACTAACATCTACCCCTATCCCATACTCATGCTCTGGGAGAGGCTCTTTCCATACCCTCATTTTATTATTGTATTTAATCCAGTAATCTTCATTTACCTCTTCTACTAGTCTTCTTAAAAGATACCCCTCTAAGTAAGTCTCGCCTGTCCCGAGAAATTCACATTCATATTCTTGCAGCCACTGTTTAAGAGGCATATTAGCTTTAGTAGTAGCTTCCCATTCATCAACATTAAGCCCTTTTGTAGCCAGTTCTTTATACAGATTCTCAAACCCCTCATGACGTTTATACTCAGGGTGTTCAGGCCATTCAATATCAATACGATTGAAAGAATTGGTATTATTTTTAGCCCCATGATATACATCGTAAAACCAATTACCCACTCCATTCACAGTGGAAAGAACAAAAGCTCTACCACCAGTAGAAATAATGGGATAGACAGCAGCCCAAATAGTATCAATATTCTCAATGAATGCAGCCTCATCAATGATCAGAAGAGAGCCAGCGAGAGAACGTCCTGATTGTTTACCTGAAGGTCTAGACTTAATAACAGATCCATTACTCAATTTCAAAGTATGCTTATTATCTTCCGCTATGCTAGGTCTGATAAAAGGAGGCAGTTCATTATACATAATTTTAATTCTATCTAAAACTTCTGTAGACTCCGCATCCCCCTTGGAGAGAATAACTACTTGTTTGTGCTTTTGAAATACTATCATCCACAAGGAATAAGCAGCCGAAATTGTGGTACATCCTGCCTGTCTAAACTTCCTCAATACATTAAATCTATGATCCTTCAATGCTTGAAGAATATCTTGTTGAAAGGGGTATAGCTTGAAGGGAACCAACCCACGTACAGGATGGGTAACCTTTACGTAGTTAGATATAAAGTATGTGGGATCTTCCTTACATCGTTTAAACTCTTTAATCAATTCAGATTTTTCCATTAAATACGCTAGTCCCCTCTATTATAGTGTATGAAACTTTTTGCAATAATCTGCACCAGGACTAAAGATTTAAGTCCCACTACTTCAACCTTAGTTAATACTTTATCTAGCTATGGAGTGGAGGTTAAATTATTAGTTAATCAACAATCTATCTTTGATGCCTACCAAAAAGGGCTAGAAAAATGTGATGCTAAGGACAAAGATATAATAATTTGCTGCCATGATGACTTGGAACTTAAATCTACAAAATCTCAATTTTTAGTGGGCATATCTAAATGTGTATCCCAAGAAACAGGGATTGTAGGAATAGCAGGAACAACTTTATTGGACTCTGATGCCGTGTGGTGGAACCAGGAGAGATGGCAAGCGGGACTGCATAGAGGATTTGTAATTCATTACAACAATGAACATAAAAAATTACATGACACCCATTATGGCTCCCACGGTCAGGTTGTAGCTTTAGATGGATTATTCCTAGCAGCCAGAAAAGAAGTTTGGGAAACGGTGGGATTTAAAAAACCCCCCTATTTTGAGGGGGAGTGGGATTTTTATGATATCCACTATACTACAACTGCCCACCATTTAGGATTTAAAAACTATACAGTCCCAATTAAGATGATCCACTACTCTAGTGGAGAATTAGTAGGAAGAGATTCCTGGCATAAAAATAGAAACGCTTTTATAAATAACACTAAATTACCAATAAGGATATAACATGGATACTAATATTGTCTTCTTTCACGAATTTCTAACGTGGGCCTTAGTCTGCTTCGGAATAAGTTTTACTATCACCTACTCGAAAGTCTTCACTGGTCTACGAAAAAAAGCCACCCAGCTTCACCCCATGCTAGGATACTTTTCAGGTTGTCCTATGTGTATGGGATTCTGGGTTGGCCTTTTTCTTAGTTACTTTTGGATCTCAGCTACAGGAAGCTTTATCCTAGATGGGTTTTTCGGACTTGCAGCAAGCTGGATTCTTTACTGTATTAGTTGGAGACTAGCATTACACGATCCTGCTGTCTAGTCAACACCCGTTGCCGCATCTAGCACATCTTGGAATCATAAATCGTTTGAGTGGCATCATTTTCCCCCTTTACTTGTAGTTAAATCAATAGTTTGATCGTAGGTTAATTTCTTACGTCCCTTCATAGTTTTAAATAGACGTTTGGCATAGTATATTCCCATTTTATGGTCAGTAGGGTAATGAAGTCCTGCCATAACTCTCCCACCTCCACATTCCTCGGCAGCTTTAATCAAATTTTTCTTATGTTCGGGGTATTTTTCTGCTAATATAAGAGCTACTAAATAGGCTTGAGTAGAATGCCCACCAGGATATGAAGGTGTCTTAGCTGTTCTAGTAGAAAAAACCTCTAAATCCATCCCAAAATAAGGTGCCAACTGTGCTGGTCTAGCTCTATTAAAGGAATTCTTTTGCTCTCTAATTAGAATTGCTGATTCTTTTAAGACCTTCGCAATATAATCTTCATCATACTTTAATCCGAAAATAGACATATAAGTTTTCATAGCAAAAATAGGATCCTTATCATGTCTTTTTATACTTTTAGTCATACCTTCCCCAGCTATATTAATAGCTCCTTTGACCGTCATTATATCTCTAGCTGCATTTAGACTAGAATTTTTAGGAGGTGGGGGCAATCTTATAAATCTAGCCCTCTCATTAAAGAGAGATACTTCTCCTTTAGGATGTCTCAACCTATTAGAAAAAACTAAATTATCAAGAGGCTCTTCCATCTTTATACTTTTCCTTGCCAGCCCGTTCCCCCCGACTTCTTTTCTTTACGAGCGGCTTTCTTAAATCTCTTAGCAAGAGCTTTGCGTGCAGGGGTACAGGTAGATTTAGTCATAGGAGTACAGTAACCTTTGTGCTTAGGGTTAACAGCTTTTTGGATCCAGTCTTTCTCCTCACCTACTTTTTTTTTAAGCTTACTCTTTTTGGCTGCTTCAATCTTACGCTTCTTTTGCCAACCAGTATCCGTTGGAGTTGGATCTTCTTGCCCTTTCTTAGCTAATTCTTTTGCTTTATCAGACTCGGCATCAGGATCAGTATCTGGGCCCTTAACATTAGCTTCCATAGTATCCTCTGCATCAAGTTCAGCTTCCTCTTCGTCATCAGGAGCCTTAGATTGTTTAGGCCCAGACGGGAGAACATTTGTCATCTTTTTTTCCCTAAGAAGATTTCCTAGTTTAGTATAAAAACTTTCTTCTGTGG